CTAAAAGAGTAAGGAAAACGAACACATGAACCAAATCTACGTTGTACTCAAGACTTATCACCCCGATTATTATTCGGATAAAACTTTCACTGATCCGGTTGCTTCATTTGCTTCGTTTGAAGCAGCCCAAGCTCACGCTAAAGAGCTATCCGAGAAGGCTCGAAAGAAGAATTCTTACACCGAAACCCAGTACGAAGTCGAATCGGTAAGCTTCGAGAATATTTAAAGGAATCTCATGTCATTCAACGAATTCGCAGAAACCCTAACTTATAAGTCGATTGATTCTCTACCCTGGATTCTACCAGAAGATGGTATATCTATTTTCGATGAACCCGAACTGCCTCTGGGTCTTGTCTTGAAAATTCAAAAGGAAGATAATATTGAATATATGCTGGTCGGTTCAACTCTAGTAGATCGTACTCGTGGATGTGGGTGTTGTTCTGAAGATTATTTTGAGTATGATGACGACGCAAACCGCATTCCTTTTCTTCCAATCAAGAATGTAGTTGGATGGGCGATGGTTTTCGGTGATTGAAATGATCCAATGGTTAAATGATTGGGGAGATTTGTTGGTTGTTATTGTCATGCCTGTTCTAATGTTGTCGTTTATTTTTTCGGTTTTTTTGAATATCGATGACCCCAAATGACTTGACTTCCTGATCCGAAGTTGCTATACTAAAAGAGTCGAGGAAATACAACAAAGAACGGTTAACGCCCCGGCAGACACCGTTTGAACATAGGATAGGGTGAAGAGCGAGTCCGAAATCGAGATCATAATGAGTCGCCGCCATATGTGAATCGTATGGTCCAGTTCAAGGTTCTTTGTTTTCTTCGATAAAATTCCAATGGATATTTAATAATGACACTTGAAACTCTAAATTCTTGTTTTTCTGGAAATACTGAGTCTGTGAAGAACGCTCGTAATCGTCAAATTTTGGTCTTGCTTGATGGTGAACACTTTCCTCAGTTAAAAGTAACCGACTTCACTATCACAACCGCTGGTGATATTGTACTCATCACCAAACGAACCTGAAAGGGAATCGAATGCAAGATTTCTTAAATCAAGAACTGAAGATCGGTGATAAAGTCATTATGATTGTGCAAGGATATCGATCATTTCAGATATCCGAAGTTGTCGGCTTCACACCGAAAAATGTGAGAGTGGAATATGAAGATGTTCAATACCGTAAAGGATATTTCGCTTCAATAATTCAACCTCCACAACAATTGATTAAAATTTCCCCTGAACTACTGAATAAAAATCAGCAACCGAGTTGACAACCTGTTCCGAAGTTGCTATACTAAAAGAGTAAGGAAAACGGCCACACAATGACAAACATTAAAGTTGGTGATGAAATTGCTTTCGGTCGGTTCCACATGGGAACTCTGATTAGTCACGGATTTTCTGTTGTTGCTGGAGTTAATGGACATGGGCATGTCCGGTTGGAAAATGGTTTGGTGTTCGATAAGCATGGAATCGAACGCAATGTCAAGTACTCGGCACGGAGGCTGATGCCAGTTGCTGAACGCCAACAATATTTGGATGCCCAACAGTCTCGCATTGAAAGGCTGAACAAGATCAGCAACATTAAACGCCTTGTTGATAACCTGAACTCCAATGGTGTTGATGTCAGTTCCAAGGAACAACTCATCAAACTCATTAATTCGCTCTAAAGATTCGAACGTCCGAATAAACCAGGATGTATGACAACCCGACACCCCTCGCAGTGATCGAAAGGTTAGAGGCTTCTCGGCACGTGATCCTGACAGTATCGGAAAGTATAGTAAGCGGTTAATTATACAGAGCAGGGACGATAGGTAGCCAATCCTGTTGAATAGGCGCTTGAAACCCGTTGAAAATCAGTGCTTGGTATCAAAGGCCACCGAGACGTTTGAATTTTCTTCTTGACAACCTGATCCGAAGTTGCTATACTAAAAGAGTAATGGAAATAAACGAAAACAAATCACACACGAATGAATGCGACCATGATTGGAAAGAAGTCGAATCTCAATTTGAAGGTGATGTTCGTTGTTCTGTTTGTGGAATGCATGGATGTCTAGAAGACGATGGTAATGTTTTCTATCCAGCGTCATAAACGACTTCACTATTCAGAACAACGATAGTGAAATGGGAGATAATAATGAACGCTTGGGTTGTTATTGAATATATTGATGATATGTATTCAGAATACAAAGATATTCGTAAGAATGTCGATAAGGTATTTCTAAGTGAACATAAAGCCAAGCAATATGCCGCCGAACAACAGCATATAGCGAATCAGGGACTGAGGGGATATTCGTATGAGGTTGAATGGTGTTCTCTCGATGATTCTGTAGATTAAGAGATTGTAAAGAAGTTAGAAGAATGTTCCTGGTGTCACGATTATTCTGTAGGTGTTGTAGAAGCCGTATTCGCCACCGAAAAAGATGCAATCGCCTTCGCATCATCCATTAAGGGATGGGTTGAGGCTTGGGTGGTTCGATAAATAATATTTGAGTTTTGCTCCTTGATCCCGACATCGGTCTTCTAAACCGATCCTTAGAGTTGGGTGGACGGCAACTGGTTCAAATCCAGCAGGGAGCCCCATTTTAGAGTAACCTATAAACGATGCATAGTCGAGCCGAGCTAGTCGGTATAAAAGAAAAATAAATTTTTCGGTTACTAGTTACTCTAATTCGTTTTTATTTTTTATGGAAGAGTGCGTGAGTGGTTTAAACGAACAGTCTTGAAAACTGTAGGCGTGAAAGCGTCCAAGAGTTCGAATCTCTTCTCTTCCTCCATTTTTGCGTCTGTAACTCAGTTGGTAGAGTATCTGGCTTATTGCGTGTGGAGATGAACGTGACATCTTCCACACCACAAAAAGATTCAGTTAACCAGATAGCCCCAGTTCGAACCTGGGCAGGCGCACCAAATATTCAAAAATAGTCGAACTCCTTATGAATAAATATGTTCGAGAATAGGAGTTCGATTATGATTACAAATTGTAAGAAATGTGGCGAAGAATTTGATAATTACAGCAAATGGGGTGAAAAACAGTTTTGCTCACGTAAATGTGCTAACAGTAGAACATTTAGTGATGAAGCAAAGCTCAAAAAAAGCGTAGCCCTTAAAGGTAGAGTAGTTGGTGAAAAATGTGGCTTAACTGATGAAAAGTATCAAGCTAAAATTGAAAAGTATAAAAAAACTAGAAAAGAAAGACAGAACTCTATTCCGTTTGATAAACTTGGAGTACCAGGAAAACGAAATCGAGTGTTTGAAGAGCAAAACTATGCTTGCAATAACTGTGGGCTATCTAATTGGATGAATCAGCCGATAACGTTAGAGCTTGAACACAAAGACGGAGATAGAGAAAACAATACTCGTGAAAATTTAGAAGGTTTGTGCCCTAACTGTCATAGCTTAACGGAAACATGGCGTGGACGAAAAATTAGAAAAAATAAGATAGATAATAACACATTGTTGAAGTGTTTAATTGAATCAAAAAATATCAAACAGGCTCTGGCAATTCACAATATAACACTATATGGATAACAAATGGAATAGAAGTTAAAAAAATATCCAAAACTGATGATCTTCCTACCGGATGGTTTAGGGGAAGATCAATAAAACCAGAAAAGACAGTAAGAGAAAAATATAAAATCTCTGAAACTGATGCTTTATTGTTATTGAATGATTATGAATCTGGTATGCCTATGTCAGAAATTTTAATAAAATACAATAGAAAAACAGAACAAAGCGTAACAACCTTTCTAAGAAAAAGATTTCCAAATAGGAAAACATTTCTACCAAAAGGTAGAAATAAATAATAATATTCCCGTAGTTTAATTGTTGAAAACAGCAGTCTCCAAAACTGCAAGATCTCGGTTAGAATCCGAGCGGGAGTGCCAAAAATATGCTCAGATAGTGTAATGCAGCACGACGGGTCTTATAAACCCGAACTCCAGATCAGAGGTTAGTGTGGGTTAAAGTCCCACTCTGAGCACCAAAATTTGAAAGTGAGTGATATATTATGTTTGGACCAACTAAGAACGACATTTACACCCTAATGAGTTTTCTACTAATTATCGGTGCTGTTCTCGGTATTTGTTTGTTCAGTATATTCGTATGGATATTTTCGCACTTAACTTGGATTTGAAATGAGGAATTGTGGCAGAATACAAAATATATACATGTGATGTTTGTGGGTGTAGAGGGGCGAAGCGTTTTACGATATCCAAGGTAGACGTTATTGACGATAAAGTGATTGATGGATATGTTGATTTGTGTTGGGATCACATAGACCCTATTATGGATGTATTTTTTGATGTTTTCGATGATTCGACTGTAGCACAGCGCAGAACTATATGGAAGCAACTTTGTAAAAAAGGATAAGTATGAAGAAATATATTATGATTGGTTTGATTTGTATTGCAACGTTTCTTTCTGGTTGTACACAGAACGAGAGAGTCATGAATTACGGTGGTAATATGACTATCGATTTACCTGTGGGTGAACGATTCGAAAATGCCACATGGAAGGCAACTCAATCAAGTACATCTTTGTGGTATATCACTCGAAAGCGTGAAGTCGGAGAGAAACCAACAACTCATATATTTCGTGAGAAATCTACGTTTGGTGGTCTAGAAGGTTCTGTTACATTCGTGGAGCATTAAAATGTTTAACTGGTTAAAACCCAAACGACTTGGTATCTGGAAAGACGATAAATTATTCGATTTCGAAACTGGTGTTCTTCTGGCAGAAGTTCTGAAAAACGATAAGAATTTGTTTTACAATCTTCATCATGAAATGGAGTTCAGCTTTGAATATCATCACGGAAATGGGAAAAAAATTTTCTACCTATCCAAAGAAAATGCGATGATCGCAGCAGAGAAAAAATATAAAATCCAATTCGTACAATCTTGACATTGAAGAGAGAATCCGCTATACTGGTTACATATGGCGATCATCAACTTCACCTTCAGCGAATCTGGAATTCCTGCTAACGCTCATAATGTAAAGCAGACGACTTCTCAGAACATGCCGATGTGGACGTGGGAAACTTACGTTGGATTGTGTATCCGGGATCGTGAGTATAACGGTTATCATGATTCCGATTTCTACATGACCGTATGGAACGTAGAGAAGGGTCAACCTGAAGAAATTGAATTTGCATCTACTCGTGGTTGGTGCTATCCTTCGTTCGGTTCGTATGTGGATGCGACTCCCGAAGTTCTGGAAGCCTATGAAAAATGGGTGAGTGCCAAGCGTGAAGTCGCTCGTTTGGCTGCAATCGAAGAAGAAAAGCGAACTCCTAAGGTTCGTAAGGAAGTCAAGGTTGTTCGTGGCCGGAAGGTTCCGATTGGAACGCTTGGTCGGGTTTTCTGGATTGGATCGAATCATTGGGGGACCAGCGTCGGAATCGAAACTGCCTCTGGTGATCGACACTTTACTTCGATTAAAAATGTCGAAGTTATCCTTGACATTAACGAAACGGTTGAGGTATAATAATTATATGGTAACAAACAACACTCCAAAAAACGGTTGGCTTCCGATTGATAGTTGTCCAAAATTCACTTACTCCAATTATGATATTTGGACTTCGGCTGGTAGATATGCCGACGTAATCTGGAAAGAGAACGACATTTACGGTGGTGCCTTCTATGCATGGAACACGAGCACTGGATGGTGGGATGACAAGATAGATCTTATCGTCACACACTGGATGCCAGTACCTCTAGGACCGGAAAACTAATTTATGAGCAAAAAACAATACGACATATTTTTGGCGATTCAGATGTACAAGTCGAAGTTCGCTCCTACGACCGAAGGATGCCGTATCTTTTCCTACTTGTTCGATCCTGAAGGTGATCGATCTTGTCTAGGTATATATCTGACTGATATCCCTTACCAAGAATTCATCTGGAATATTGCTTCCTTGACTGCATTAAATTGTTTAGATTGGTGTGTTGATTCTTATCTTTCCCAGATACCCAATTACGGTATCGTCGAATTGGGAAATAATTCAATCGTTTTCTTTCCGGATATATCAGGAACGGAGTTTTAAATGAAATCAAAAAATCATCCACCCAAGCCTAAGAGAAGAACAATCGAAACAGAAGTTGCATCTGCTGATTATGTATTTGATGTCGTGGATGGGTATTCTCCGGAAGAAGCCTGTAATAATTTGAGAGAATTGTTTAAATCAAAACTTGTAAATTACAAACCAACAACCGAATCCAGTGAACTGAAATTCCGCATTCGTGCATATTATGACTCAGACCCTTTGATTAGTATTATCGAAGTGAGACCACAAACCGATGAAGAGTATCAAAAAGATCTGGATGAGTGGAAGACAACAAAGAAGAAGATAACTGATAAAGAATACCAACAGTATCTTGATCTGAAGAGGAAATTTGAGAATGCATAAACCAGAACATTCCGCACATAAGTTACTTTGGGAAATTGATATTTGCGAAATGGATGGTTGGTCGTTGAGTGAATTCATTGACCATTTCTATGAGTTAAAGTTCAAACTTAGGGAAAAGAATGTCGGAATCAAATACATTGATACTGAAGGCACAAAACTAAGAATCATGAGTACATTGGAGTCATATGACATCTAAGAAACCAACAAAGCGTGTTATTTCGAACATAATTACGTCAATCGATCATTTTGACGATTTATTGTTTTCCTCTCTAAACGGAGAACATCCGAAAAAAGCTTGCGAACTATTATATAACAAGTTAATGGAAGCAGCCGAAGGAAGCAAACACAAAGAATCTCTCATTGTAGCATTATATTATGATGAGGGCGATTTGGTAGTTGATCTTGTGGAAAAGCGAATACAAACAGATGAGGAATCGGAAAGGGTGTAAATGAATGAGCAATCTACGGGCAAAGCCGCAACGTCGAATGATTGATGATTATATAGTCGAAATTCAAGATTATGAATTGCAACCAATAATTGACCTGAAGCACCCGAAGAAGGCGTGTGAAGATTTGTATGCTTTTTTTATGGAAGCGGCTCACGGTTGTCAGAACCCAGATTCTTTGGTTCTGACAACACATTGTTGCGAAGGCGATGTATTCAGTATAGACATTATCGAACGAAGACTTCAGACAGACGAAGAATTCGAATACGAGCTTAAAGAGTGGGAAAAAGTAACCTCGATGATTGAGGAGAATAGAAAGAAACAGCAATTAGAAGAGTATCAACAATATCTTCTTCTGAAAAAGAAATATGAAGAAGACATGAAGAATCTTTCGCTTGACATCTGATTCGATTTAAGATATAATAGAAATATGGAAAACTACTACATCGTCATTCCGGATATTCATCTTCAGTATGACAGAGTTATTTCAATTGTTCGATCTTCTCTAGTGCAAGATGCCGAGAAAGTTATCTTCCTGGGTGATTATTTCGACTCGTTTGATTATGGACACGAGGTTCAGAGAATCTGTAATTTCTTGAATGCGAATGTAGATAATCCTGATTGGGTTTTCTTGATTGGTAATCACGACGTACATTACTTCTCACCTAATTGCAAATATCGCTGTTCTGGTTGGAACGAAAAATCTCAGATTATTATCGATTATAATTTGAAGTTTGATCCACGAGATAAGATGAAATACATTCATCATGAGAGAATTTCGAGTCAGGATGTTATCTTCTCTCATGCTGGTTTGCACCCCAGTCTTGCTCCATTGAATCTAGATTCTGATCCAGAAACGGCAGTCTCGGACATTAATGCAAAGATCGATACGTATTCATCAGATGAAAATCCATACATTGCGGCAGGGCGAGATCGTGGTGGTAATGCTCTGGTTGGTGGATTGACCTGGATGGATTTCTATTCGTTCGAGCCAATTTCCGGGATTAATCAAATTGTTGGTCATTCTACTTTCTCTACCCCTGCTTGGAACAACATCGAAGGTTCTAAGAACATATGTATCGATACTAACTTAAATCATATTCTCCGGATTAATCTTGAGACAAATGCCTGGACGGTACACCATATAAATTTGTTTATTTGATTTTGGCAGTATATACAGGAACAGACAAAGTCTGACACAAATCGTTCGCCTTTGATTCTTTGTCAGAGAGAATCTATAGGAAAGCGGGGACAAAAAGTTTCCTCGCCTGCCAAAAAACTTGACATTCGACGAAAGGTGCGCTATACTATGAATATAAAATGGTTTAAAAAAACGGAAACAAAAACTATCTACTCCAATACCGTAGAAGTTGAGCATCAACTAAAAAATGGTCAAAAAGTATCCGATGCCTTCTGGCCATCATCATATAACATAATGAATGATGTGTATGTAATGAGTGGAAAGGATAGATTTGAATCGTTCTTATCCAGGAACAACGTATTCGTTTCTTTCGTAAATTGGTATGTACACTCCTCGGAAATCGAGAGGGTTGAGATTGTGTCCAATAAAAGTTGTTCACAGGAGTGGAAGAGGAGCGTTTGGTTCTGGCTTTTTAAGGGTGAGTGGGAAAAAGTTAGTGAGTGGGAAGTCGTAGACACACCATGAATATAAAATGGTGTTTCTTAGAAAGAACAAATAAGATCTATCCTATTTTTGATGTGACACAAACATCGACGAATACGGTAGTGATCTGCTTGGAAATGTACATCTATGTTTAAGAAAAATGATCGTGTTTTAGTTCGTTCATTGCATGATGGTATGACCCATGAAGGAACTATTCGATGTATCTCTGTTAATATGGCTCCTGTGACTGATGCAATCTATATTGTGGAATTGGACCAAAACAATCCTTGGAATTCTGAGTTTGAATTCGTCGCAGTTTCACTACAAGCCACACATTATCATACAACCTCGTCTTGTCTAACACTAATTTAGGATAGAAATCATATGTTTAATAAAAATGATCGTGTGCTAATTCATTCTTTCGGTGATGGTAAATCTCATAAGGGAACTATCCGGGGAATTTCTGTCAATATGGCTCCTGTGGTTGTGATTTATATTGTAGAATTAGATCCAAACAATCCCTGGGAATCTGAGTTTGATTTTATCACAGTTCCTACTGCTTGTTTGACACTGATCGGAGAATGAAAAAGAAATTGCTCCTATAGCTCAATTGGTTAGCAGCGCCCTGCTCATAACAGGTGAGGTTCTAGGTTCAAGTCCTAGTGGGAGCACCAAAAATATAGCGAGGTAGCTCAATTGGACAGAGCGCCGTCCACGAAGGCGGGGCGTCGAAGGGTCGAAATCAGAACCATGGATAACTGACTAGATGAATAGACTGGTGTTGGTTCAAATCCAACCCTCGCAACCAAAAAAGAAAGGTTCATATGAGTCGTAGACGAATTAGACGTAGTGTTGCAATTGATGTAATTCTTCAAGTGATTAAGTCAAGAGGATTTTTCTGGTGCGACTGGATTAGTGATGGACCGACACGTTCTAAATGTAAAGAATTAATTGATCGTGGTTTGATCGTGGAAAGTTTCCGAAATAAACACGGTGTTGAATACAAATTAGCAAAAGACAACAAACCCAAGAAAGAAAACCATGGAACACAAACTATATAATCACCCACATCATCAACAAACACGTAATATCGTATCTAATTTTGATGCGGCCGTCACTGAGTTATTGGCTAGAAAGCACGATCTCATACGGGAACAGAGGCGGACCGTTCTGGATAAATTGGTGAGAACTTTGTATGAAATTCGGGATTCTTGTGAACATTCAATTACCGGAACCCCTGGATATGGGGCACACTGTATTGGTTGTGGAGAACGGTTTGGTTGGTATTGTGAAGAATCTCCATCGCTAATGTGTGAATATGATGATGAATATCCAGAATATTGTATCTATTGTGGAGAACCAGAAGAAAGAAAATAACATACTCTCTTCTTGACTTTTAAGAAAAAATGCGTTAGAATAAATTAAGCCCACGTAGTCCAATTGGCAGAGGCGGCAGGCTCAAACCCTGTATAGTGTGAGTTCGAATCTCACCGTGGGCACCAAAAATTAAACCACCTAGGAATTATATTATGTCATATTTTGTGCGTTCGGGTAATGGGTATTCAGTAGCATCTAAGACTTCTTTTGTGTATGAAAACAATCTTCCAGCAGGAACTTATGTAATTAAACAAGATCTTATGTCTCGTCAATTCCGGTTGGAGATCGTAGATGATTTCTCAGTAACCCATAAGTTATATGGTAATACGATTAGTAATGCCGAGCGAATTATCAATACATTCAATTCCCGCCCCAATTCGACTGGTATCATGCTCTGCGGAGAAAAGGGATCTGGTAAGACTCTTTTAGCGAAGATGATCTCTATTATGTGTCGAGAATCGAATATTCCGACAATCATCATTAATGAGCCTCATTGTGGCGATGATTTCAATACTTTTCTCCAAACCATCGACCAGGAATGTGTCGTAATCTTCGATGAATTTGAGAAGGAATATGGTGATCGTAAGGCACAGGAAGCGGTCTTAACTCTACTTGATGGTGTTTATCCTTCGAAGAAGATGTTTATCTTAACCGTGAACGATAAGTTTCGAATCGATACGAATATGAAGAATCGTCCGGGTAGAATTTATTACATGTTAGATTTTAATGGACTTGAATTGGATTTCATTCGTGAATATTGCATGGAGAACTTGAATAACAAGAACCATATTGAATCTATCTGTAAGGTTTCGCAGATCTTTGATTCGTTCAATTTCGATATGCTGAAGGCAGTTGTTGAAGAAATGAATCGTTATAACGAATCAGTAAATGAAGTTATGAAATTCATCAACACGAAACCAGAGTTTAATAATGGCACTGAATATGATGTTGAAATTAAACTAGCGAAGACACAATCCAGGATTGATGGGATTATCGGAGATTATTCTCTTGATCCGGAAGAAGTGTTTGCAGATAACATGAAATATACGAGAAAGCGAACTATTAATCCGCTGTCTTTGGGTGATGATGGTATCGATTTCTCGGTATATTTCCAAAATGGACGTTTCGATAATTTGGGTTATCACATTACATTCGTGGATAATGATTTGATTGATATAAATCAGCACGAGAATTCTTTCACTTATCTCAATGGCGATGGTGACAAGCTCATCTTAAAGAAGGCGAAGAAAACACATTTCGCCTATGCATTCTGAGGATAAATGAAACACACATACTGCGATTTATCTGAGGTTAATATGAAATATATATTCTGTGATTTAGAGACAACCGGAACAAATCCGGAGAAACATGGAATCATTCAACTGTCCGGGATTGTTGAAGTTAATGGTGAAGTAGTTGATGAATTCAATCACAAGATTCAACCTTTTCCTGGTCAGATGATTTCACCTGAAGCATTAACCGTAAATGGTATTACCGTAGAACAAATCAAAACATTCGCAAAACCTACTGTAGTATATGATGAATTCATCACTATGTTGGGAAAGTATGTAGATAAGTTCAATAGGAAAGATAAGTTCTTTCTTGTCGGATATAACTCGGGTGCGTTCGATGATCCTTTTCTGAGACAGTTCTTTGTTAATAATGAAGATACTTATTACGGTTCTTGGTTCTGGTGGCCAACAATTGATATTGCACCATTTGCATCAGAATTCTTGAAAGAACACAGGTCTTCATTTCCTGATTTCAAGTTGAGTACTGTCGCAAAGGCAATTGGAATTGAAATTGATGGTGACTTACATGATGCAATGTATGATGCTAAGTTAGTACGAAGTGTTTATAAGAAATTGATTTTGGGAGAATGAATATGATTCGATTTGATATGAATGGTAAGAATATGGCGATTGACTTCACTTACGATAAGATCAATGGTTGCCGAATTACTATAGCGAAGATCCTGGATGAATCCGAAGTTAAGTTTTTTGGATTAGCAACCCAGGACTCTCGTGATCGTGATGTAAAGGAAGTTGGACGGAAGTCCGCCCTCCGCCGACTAATGACCGATTCGAATATGAGTCGTTCGGAGCGAACGAAGATCTGGTCTGCATATCACAACCGTGGTAAGGTTCGAACAATGAACACCACGGCATAATAAATAAATCAAATTGGAGAGAGATAGAATGTCCGTACTTGTCTTGAATAGTCAATACTTACCTATACAAACTACATCGATTAAGAAAGCCATTAAGTTAATTTATCGTGGCGTTGCTGTTGCCGAGAAGTATACCGACAAGATGTGGCATTCTATCTCCACCGAAATTATTCTTCCTTCTGTGATCAGGTTGATTAATTTCCATAAGATTCCTGTCAAAACTTACAAGTTATCCAAGAAGAATATTCTTATCAGAGACAGATACACCTGTCAATATTGTAAACAAACTGTATCAGATAGATCACTTACAATAGATCATATTATCCCGAAATCTAGAGGAGGATCTTCTAGGTGGGAGAATTTGGTTACTGCTTGTAAAAGATGTAATTCTATTAAAGCCGACAGAACTCCAGAAGAAGCTGGTATGTTACTGTTGTCTAAACCGTCCAAGATCGGTATCCATACACATACAACAATCTTGCGAAATAGAGGCGAGATTTATCCTGATTGGTCTGAATTTTTGTATAACTGAGGTCCTATGAAGAATCTAGATGATATTTTGCTCGTAATCGTAACTGCTATAGTCATATGGGTTTCTATTGTATGTATTTTTGCTTCGGGGAAAACGGAATCATATTACATGCGAAGGGCCAATAGCGTTGGAGTTCCGGTTCCGGTTTATTGTGTATATGCAGATATGGATTGGAGACTCGATGAGACTGTATATTGTTCGGAAAACCCATCTGACGTTTTCAATATGACTACTGCGTTGAACGAACAATTGAAATCATATTCGATCAAACCGCCACAGAAAATTACACGGAGAATGTTTTGATTAACATAATGATCGTTTTACTCGTTCTTTTTCTCATTAAAGAATATCAATTGTCAGATTGAACTTGACATTCCACGAGAATCTAGCTATACTTAAATCATGAAGAAGATCCTCACTGTCAAGATGTACGATCTCGAAAATAATCTCATCGTAGTTTACACCTACCCCAACATCCCATCGATGGAAGCCGCCGAGGATAAGATCGATGGGATTAAAGAAGCACTTTATTCGAACTTCTATGTCCCAGAAGTATATTATGTAACGATGGTGTATTTTTGGGATGAGAAGAACTTCATCTCCGATTCTTGGGAATATGGATTGATTTAGTATCAAATTGAGTTTAGATGAATGGGTGCTCCGGCACCCATTTTTTGTTTAATAAGTACACTAGGTAATCAAAATGATTTTAATCGACTTGAATCAAATAGTTGTTGCTAATATTATGCAACAAATAAACATATCGAAAAATGACGAACTCGATGAGGGGTTCCTACGTCATATGATACTCAATTCTATTCGGTCGATCAAAACTAAGTTCGGGGAAGAATACGGTGAATTGATTATCTGTTCTGATTCACATAATTATTGGCGAAAGAAAATATTCCCGAATTACAAGGCGAATAGAAAGAAGACCAGAGATACATCTATCTTTGATTGGTCTTTGATATTCAAATCAATCAATAAAATCAAGACTGAGATAAAAGATAACTTCCCATATAAATTCATAGAGATACCTACGTGCGAAGCCGATGACATTATCGCCGCAATAACAAAAGAGAATCAGGATCAAAAAATTCTGATTGTATCAGGCGATAAAGACTTCGTTCAGTTACAAAAATATAAGAACGTGAAGCAGTATTCGACTATCACGAAGTCTTGGATAAGAGACGAAGATCCTCAGAAATATTTACTTCATAAGATTTTAATTGGTGATACGGGTGACGGTATTCCTAACTTTCTATCCGACGATGATACTTTTGTCGTAGACGGAAAAAGACAAAGAAGAGTCACGCAGAAAAAATTGAGTCAGATAATGTCTTGTAAGAATCCTGATTCCCTAATGACCGAATCGGAATATCGTGGATACATTCGGAATAAGTATCTAATAGATTTCGAACATATTCCAGAAGATTTAACTAAGATTATTCTGGAAGAAGTATCTAAGCCAATCAAGGCAACATCAACCGAAGTATATCGATATTTGATTCGTAATGGATTGAAGTCACTTATTAATAATATTGGAGATTTTTAATGTATCAGAAAAACATCCCGGACGTACTAAGAATTGCGAATGAAATCGAAGACCCTGAACTGAGAGCCAAATTCTTGAATGAGAATATGCGTGACGCTTTAGTGAAGGTTCTGGCTGCGATTCATAATCCAGAAATCGTCTTTGATAAATTCAAGGGAGTTTCTTATTCTACGAAATACAACAAAGCAGGTATTTCGGATTCTTCGTTAGATCATGAAATGAAGCGATTGTATATTTTCGAGAAATCAAATGCGACTCAATATGAACGCAAGAGGCAGCGGCTGATTCAGATATTAGAATCTCTATATGACGAAGAGGCAAAGTTGTTGTATGAATCTATCATAGGTAAATCGAATCCATATAAGAACATCAACAAGAACTTCATCAAGAAGTATTTTCCATCCATACTAACGACAAAAATCGAACGTAAGTGATTGACTTATTAACTCAGATAAGGTATAATTAAAAAAGGTGATATATTATGACTACACAAACTCAAACTAGTTTACAACTAGATCCATTTACTCTTAAAGTACTTTCGAATTTTACTTCGATCAATAATGGGATTGTTATCAAGGCTGGATCTGAAATCCGAACAATGACCGAAGGTAAAACTGTACTTGCCGAAGCTATTGTCCCGGATACATTCCCGGTTGATTTTGCTATCTATGATCTGCGTCAAATGTTGAATTTCGTTTCGTCATTGTTCACGAATCCTACGATTGAATTCTCGGATAAGTACATGACTCTTACATCTGGTAATGATTTGACAAAGATTTTCTATTGCAATGCGGATTTAATCTCGACTCCATCGAAGCGTATTACAATGCCGTCAGAAGATATTGTATTCGAGTTATCACAAGACACAATCCACAAGATCACTAAGTCTTCTTCGATTCTTGGAGTTGATGATCTCCTATTCACTTCTAATGGATCTTCGGTTGATATCAGTGTTCTGGATAAGACAAATTCATCGACAAATACTTGGTCAACTACGACTACCGGGACGTTCGACGATCAATTTTCAGTTTATCTCAAGATCAGTAATTTGAAGATGTTAGATGGAGATTATTCTGTCAGTATCTCTAAAAAAGGTATCACTAGATTCAAGCATATGCGTAATGATTTGAAGTATTTCATTGCGACGGAAGCTGACTCGAAGATTTAGTCCTTGACTAATTAAGATCCAGGTGGTATACTAAGGTGTACCACCTTTTTTATTGGGGAGAATATGATTAAAGAAAATACATTATGGGTTGAAAAGTGGCGTCCGAAAACGATTGATGAATGTATCTTGACGGATGATATCAAGAAGGCATTCAAGAGCTTTGTTGCAAACAAAGATATTCCGAATATGTTATTGACTGGTAAACCAGGAATCGGAAAAACTACGATTGCTAAAGCCGCCTGTTCAGAAATGGGTGTTGATTGTATGGTAATCAATGCGTCGGATGAAAACGGTATCGATACACTCCGAAATAAGATTAAGACATTCGCTTCTTCTGTTTCTCTTTCCGGTGGTCAGAAGGTAGTTATTCTGGATGAAGCCGATTATCTGCAACAGAATTCGGTTCAACCTGCCTTGAGGAATTTCCTTGAAGAATTCTCAGGTAACTGTAGATTTATCTTGACTTGTAATTACAAACGCAGGATTATTGAACCACTTCTTTCTAGATTGACTGTGTTTGAGTTTGCTATCCCATCGACACAGAAAGCTAAGGTTGCTGCCGGATTCATGAAGAGAGTTCAGATGATTCTCGCATCGGAAGGTATCGATTATGATAACAAAGTTCTAGCCGAAGTTATCATGAAATTCTTCCCGGACTTTCGAAAGTGTCTATCAGAATTACAGCGATATCATAACACGAATGGAAAAATTGATGTCGGGATACTTTCGTATATTCAAGACGCTTCGATTAAGGATCTGATGAAAGATATCAAGGAAAAGAATTTCGGTGGTATGCGTAAGTGGGTTGCGGAAAATCTAGATTCTGATCCGAATACCGTTATTCGTTTGTTATTCGATTCACTCGAAGATTATTTAATTCCGGCATCCATTCCACAGGCAATTCTTATCTTGGCTGATTTTCAGTACAAGGCTGCGTTTGTTGCCGATCAAGAAATCAACATGACTGCAATGCTGACAAATATCATGGCAGAGTGTACATTCCGATGAGTAAAACCACTTCACCACTCTTCACAATAATCAATTCTATTAATTGGGACAAAGACGCCGATCTGATTCATGAATATAATGAAACGGATTATGTTCCTTTCTTAGTTAATAGAGGCATGTCCATGAATCCGGATACTGTTTTGTATGCTCAAGACATGAATCTAGTACCTAATCTAGATAGAATATTACAATATAAATATTATCTGTATAGCGTCAGAAAGAAGAAGCGATACTCATCTTGGGCAAAGAAAATTAAAGTAGATGATAATATAAAGATTATTTCTGAGTATTATGGAATCTCGATTAAAAAAGCTAAAGAATGTTCAGATATGATTTCTTCCGAAGACCTAGATCATATGAAATCATACTTAGAAAAAGGTGGTGTCAAGAAGAAATAGCGACACCTTGGGTTTTAAAATGACTGACAGAATACAAAATTTGGTTAATACTTTTATCGAGATCAGATTATCGTCCGACGATGCTTTCTTACTATGCAAAGAAACACTTACACGCATCGGCATTCCTTCACATAAAGATAAGAGATTATATCAATCCTGCCATATCTTACATAAGAAGGGTAAGTATTATCTAGTTCATTTCAAAGAATTATTTGCTCTCGATAATAAGGCAAATCATTTGGATGAAGATGATCTAGGTCGAAGAAATACAATTGCTAAACTACTGCATGATTGGGGTTTATGTGAAGTTGTTGGGGCGGAATATGTAGGTGAGGATGTCGAAACCGGAAAGAAAATTTTCAAGTATCCTGAGAAGATGGCTTTATTCTGTCCGATTAATAAGATTAAGATTATTCCATTTTCCGATAAGGGTAATTGGGATCTTATTGCCAAGTATTCAATCGGGAAGAAATCCTACTAAAGCGATTCTATCTTGTAATACGAGTAATTTAAAGTTACGTCAGTTGTGATTGGTGTGACATCTGATATTGATGAATCGTATGTCAGAGGCGAAAGGGATAGGGGCCAAGTATCGATAAATGTTACTTTAACGATTGGATTGAATTTTGTACTCAAGATAATCAATTGGGCATCTGAATACTTATTCTGTTTCTCTGTCAAAGACGGATTTTCTCTTACCTTTGTTCTATACTGACTCAAATCCATTGGATGTCCTATCGCAAATAGCCAATTATATAACTCAATATAATTGGCTAAATTTTCTTGTACGATGAAATTCAAGATCAGAGGATCGTATGTTAATTTGTCTCCAGGTAATTTCAAATCAAGAATCGGAGTAGGTTGAATAACTTCTCCAATCGTGACACCTGGAAGATTGACAGAGTATGACCAAAATTCTACATTAGGAAATTTATTGAATGACAACTTAAAGAGTGCTGGATTTGATTGATCGATTGAGGATATATTAGTCATGTTCGGTTATCTCTATCTTGAGTTTATCGGAACCTTTCCAGATTCTATGAAAAACCATCTTTGGTATGCGTATGGTTTTGCCGGGAATTAGATCCTGCGGAAGTTCATTATCAAATTGTATCTTCCATCCAGAACCTTCTATTACAGTAACTATCCTATGATTCAGATCCCTATGCCATACTAATTCAGAAGGATCTACGTCAGGAGAAAATTCCCTGACGAAAGTTCTATCCGATAGTTTGTTTTGGGTATATGGTTCCATTAATTAGACTTAGTAATTCTCAGGAATAATTCAATCTTTTGGATGATAGTCATTTTATGAGGGGTCGTAGCCGAATTCATGTGGGGAATCTCCATTAGTATATAATTCACTTGCTTTAACTTTTTTAGTTAATATCTGACAAGGTACATCTAATACCTTGCAATGTTCAGTTGCATAATGCTTATTTACAGTAACCCAATCACCAGGATTTATTGTTTTTTCACCTAGAGATTTTGGGATTGCCCGGTAGATAGTAATCTCTGCATCCAGTTTATTTCTGATCTTGGATAGAATCTTGTGTGTGTGATTATCAATGAATTTCGACATATGACTATAATACTCTGGGTGTTCGTAATAATCCGGCATAACCAAATCAACATCAGAAGCCATTGCATTTGATTCATTCTTCATTGGTGCTCTGTGCGAACCACGATAAGTCTCTTGTTCTTTTATGAATTTTTTGAATGATTTCATTCTACAAAAATACCTCTTTATTAATCAGAAATTGGATAAATGTTATAATACATTTTTGTATTCATAAATATCTCATCTTTTTCCAATTCACCTTTCCAAAAATTAAGGAAATCTTTTGTATTAAATCTTACATTAAATAAAGTATCTAAATCTATAGAATCATTATTCTCATCTCTATATTCATCATTAATTAATGATATCTGGTATTTCTCGCCTGGATATTTTTGTTTTTTTGGAATCAATATGTATATTTCATTATTCGAAGATGTGTATTGACAGAAGCTATTTTTTCCCTGTTCAGAATCAGCAGAGGTACACCATTTAGCAAATACTGTATCGGTGACCAATTTACCACCTTCTATTTTCGATCTACCTAATTTTCTTGCGGAGAAGTAATTTGATGGTGTAAATATAATCACATCTTTATTATTCAATACTGCGTCTTTCATCGGATCAACATTCTTCTCTTCATCACCAATAACACTGGATCTATACAACTTAACTAAGCTGATTATGAAATCATCCTCATCACCATTCTCAAATAATTCCAATACATTTCTGAAATCTTTATATTCTTTTGGTAAATTATTCTTAGATGACAAGTAATTGTGTGCATCGATAATGTCAGACATCTTTAGAAATGATTGATCTTTATATCTATAATTCATATTACTTATGATATATCTTTTCTCGATTAGCCTGTTCAATGATATTGACTTATTTTTAAGTATAGAATCGATCAATAATGATGTATATTTATCAGTGGGAGTTCTATCTACATTTTTACTAACAGAAGCAACTATATCAGTCAATATATCTTCTATTAATCCGGTTGGTGAATCTGGATCTTGAAGTTCTGATTCATATTCATCTATATTGTGTTTTGTTGGGTTAAAAGTTTTTAAGAATTTTTTTTGTGGATAATTATCCGAATATTCTGGATATAATACATTAGCAATAAATCTCAGTTTAGCAGAACTATCCGGGTTTTGTTTTTCGATAAATTTCTTGAATCTTGATAATTTATTCTTTACTTCAACACCAGCATTGAATTCTAAGATGTAATTTTTGAATGATTTCATATTCTTACCAGAAAAATTCCCCTCCACCAGTTAATCCTAATACCTTTGCATATCTCGGGATTCGACACGCCCAGTAACCAGGAGTTGTTTTATCTTTCTTTTCCGCACATCTGTGTCTTGCAGCAAAAGATTTTCTAGCTTCTGGATTATTAATCTTTGCATTCAAACCAGTAGTATCACCGAATTCGACTTTGATTACATTGCCTCTTTGATTTCTGACATAGACATAGAATTTCTTGTTTCCGCCACGTTTGGGTGAATTTAACTCTGGTTCTTTGGCTTCATCGATATGATCCAATAGGTACGATCTTAGTTTATTAATGAATTGAAATCTCGTCAATTCGGCGTCCGGCAGAACCTTTTCTAATTTACCATTAGGAAAGAATTCCCATCGTACTGTTTCATAATTCATTACCATATCATCATCATACACAAACGCCAAAACATTTTCTACCATTTTTTTGGTTGGGGCCGAAGAATCTAACCATAATTGTTTGGTCGAATCGATGTACCATCGGATATGTTCATTACCCCTTTTATATAATTCATCGACAAAATTATCCGAGTCCCAATCAATTCTATCGGTTTCTGGGTTGATATCTTTTAATTTTCCGCTCTTTGGGTAAGTATAGGCTTCATATCTATCACCAAATTTTCCGTCAATATCGATATAAATTCCTTTGAATCTGGCATACAAAGCCATGTGATCTTTTTCTATTGTGTATTTCTTATTTGTTAGTGCATCAATAATCTTACCGTCGGGAAGTATGAATCCCCAGTTCGTGTAATTGAGTAGATGTTTTCCTTCCATCAACATAGGTAAATCAAGAGGCACTTCTTTGCCTTCATATACACCGAAAGATC